ATAGAATCCTTTCTAAAGAATATCCCAATTCAGTATGTGGGGTAGTTAAAGAAGGTAGACACTATTATAGTGCAAAATCTGAAACATGGGAACCACTTAGAGATATGTGCCAATTTTCATGGTATTGTGATGGTCGTGGAGATAATCCCAATCCAGGCAGGACATGGGAATCTTCAAAAGATCTTGCAAAAATTGTATTGGGAAAACACCAACAGGATATTCTTATTGATATAACTGATGGTGCTACTCATTATCATGCAAATTGGATGGAATCTTTTCCAAGATGGAGTGCTCAACATAAAAAAGTTGCATCCATTGATAGACATATTTTCTATAAAGCTCGAAAACGACACAGTAAATAGAAAAAACTTGACATTCTTCTTATAATAGGTTATAATATACATGTAACTTAAAAAAGGAGCAAAAATGAAATACTTAATATCTACATTATGGTTTGTCCTAATTTTAAGTTCTACATCTTTCGCTGGAGTTGAATATGTGACAGAAGAAATCTGTCTGGCGCCTGCAGGATGTAGGATTATAATGAAAACTGGTGAATGTCCAGAGTGTGTAATTAGAAAACGAGAAGTTGTTCATACACACAAAGAGGTGAATATAATTAAAAAAGAGCCGATTGTTAAAGTGACACCAAAGAAAAAATCCACTGGAAAGAGAAAGTGGAAATGTATTATTGGGCCTTGTGATTGGATTGACAAAAATGGAAATTTAAAATCATGAATATACATATAGGTAGGAGAGATAATGCCATATTATGATTACCATTGTATATCTTGTGAACATGAATTTGAATTGTGCATGAAGATTAGTGAAAGAAACGGACCCACCGAAGAACCATGTCCTAAGTGTTCTGAAAGTGAGGTTAAACTTAAACTTGCCACACCAATAGTTGGTGATCCTTGGCGTTTTGCAGGAAAAAAGCCGGATTTAGAGATCGCTTAAGAGAAATGAAAAAACATCATAGGGGAAATACTATTGATGTGCGATAATTTCATAAAAAAGGCGACCGTATCTTTTTTCTAAACATACACAATTTTTGAATAATAACGGAGGGTGCCTAATAAGCCCCTCCGTTTTTTATAATGAAACAATTTAATTATGACCTTCTAGAAAATAAAAAAGATCTTCTAGAACAAGACAATTCTGGTGAAGAGAGAGTATATCATGCACCAAAAGGAACCTATCCTTCTGTTACAAGTGTTCTATATCATATAATCAATAAATCTAATATTGAAGCGTGGAGAGCGAGAGTAGGGAAAGAGGAGGCCGATAAAATTACTCATAAGGCCGCAAAACGTGGTACTAGTGTTCATCATATAATTGAAAAATATTTACGTGGTGATGAGAATTATCTTGAGGGTGCAATGTCAGACCATAAAGAATTGGTGTTTGCAGGACTCTCTCAAATAGATGAAAGGATAGATAATATTCGTGGAATTGAATTGGGGATGTGGTCTGATGATTTGAAAATTGCAGGCACTACTGATTTGATTGCGGATTATGAAGGCGAACTTGCAGTCATTGATTGGAAAACTGCAACTTATATTAAAAAAGAAGAATGGTTGTTATCGTATATTTTACAGGGAACAGCTTATAGTCGGATGTTATACGAATTGTATGGATTGATTCCTAAAAAAATAGTAATATGTTCTTTTATTCGTTTTGATTCTAAAAAATATAATTCGATGATGGATGAAGATATTTACATTGATTGGAGAGTTTTTAATCCACTTGATTATATTCGCCGATTAAAATCGGTTTGTGATGCATATCATTTTGGACAGAAGGAATAATATAAATATTTATGGTATTGATGATAGAGGTGAAATAAACTAGACAGGACGGCGGTTCGATTCCGCCCGCCTCCACCAAATACATAGGAGCAGATGAATGACACAAGTAGATTGGCATTGTGGACATTATTCATCGTTGCAGTAGTTATTTTATTAGAATTATTAGAAATGCTTACTGTGTAGTTGATGGGGGCGAAAATGGGTGTTCGACTGATAGAAATAAAGACCGAAGGAGATACCCAGTTGAGCCACGACTGAAATAGTGCAACTAAAATAATCGCAAATAACGCTGATTATACATCTGCATCTTCTTATGCACTTGCTGCATAATTAGATAGCCGAGTTAGAACTATGGTTCGGGGGGGTCACTTGGGAACAGAAGAATTCCCCCACTATCACACACAACACACACAAAGAAAGGAAATTATGTCTAATCCATTTGAACTACGATTTAAACTCTTAGAGATGGCTCAAAGTTATCTACAAGAGCAACAACAACGCAATCAAGACTTTGTTTTCAATGTATGGGATCTTGCAAAGGAACAAGGTAATGCAAGCATGAAGTTGTGGAAAGAACTTCAGCCTGAATCATATACCATTGATGATATTAAGAAGAAGGCATCTGAGTTGTATGAATTCGTAGAGAAGAAATAGTTTTTGATAAATTGGGAAGGAAATACACTTACATTTCCTTCCTTCTTGTTAAACAAAAAATATAAGAAAAAAATGTTATCGTTTAAAACATATATCGCAGAGTCTAGTCTTTCGAGGATAATGACCCATGTAGAAAAAACAGAAAATTTTGGTGTAATGTCTCCTTTCAGAAAAGAGTTTTCTGATAAAGAAAATCTTGAGCGTTATAAAGAACTCAAAGAAATGGTTAGAGAAAAGGGTTATGGTTTCATAGAATTAAAAGGTGGTTATCAAGAAGAAGATGGTTTTGTCAATGAAAAATCTTTGTTTATTCCCAATATTAAGAAAAAAGAAATGCTAGAGTTGGGTAAAAAATATGACCAGCATTCAGTAATCGTAAAGGACAAACAAGCCTTTGCTATGATAGGCACAAATAAAAGTGCTGGGATTGGTAAAGTATTGGATAAGTTTGATGTGAAAGGAAGAAACA